TGAAAACTTTAGACTATATTGGATTGATATGCTAAAAGTTATTAAGGTTATTGTTAACGAAAGTGAAGGTAAGAAACCTGAACAATATGTCATTAAAGACTTAAACATTAACTTACAGAACTTGTCAGTAGCACAAAAAACTAATACAGACTTTGCAGCTAATCCAGCTACTGGATTAGGTGGAACCGGTGGCGGTACTAACACACCGTACACTGTTCCAGCAATGCCTTACAATACTACTGGTAGTAGGTTTACATTAGGACAAAGTGAAAGTTCAGTTGATGCTAAACATGTAGTACATTTAAGTCTAACAGAAGGTCTTGACAGATTTTGGCCTTTTGGTCAAAGTATTTTAGAAAATGTCTTTAAAGTTTATAAACAAAAAGAATTGTTAGAAGATGCGGTATTAATCTATCGTGTACAACGTGCGCCTGAGCGTAGAATGTTTAAGATTGACGTTGGTAATATGCCAAGTCATATGGCTATGGCGTTTGTTGAAAGAATTAAAAATGAAATTCATCAAAGACGTATCCCTTCAGTATACGGTGGACAAAGCATAGTAGATGCTACATATAATCCATTAAGTATGAACGAAGATTATTTCTTCCCTGTTACTGCTGATGGTAGAGGAAGTAGCGTAGAATTATTACCAGGTGGACAGAATCTAGGCGAGATCGATGACCTGCGCTATTTTAATAATAGATTGGCACGTGGATTGCGTGTACCAAGTTCATATTTACCAACTGGTCCTGATGACAATACTACCCCATTAAGTGATGGTCGTGTTGGCACAGCAATGATACAAGAGTTTAGATTTAATCAATATTGTGAGCGTTTACAAAATTATATTGCATTAAAATTAGACGAAGAATTTAAATTATTCTTGCGTTGGAGAGGATTGAATATTGATAGTGGATTGTTCTCACTAAAGTTTAATCCTCCACAAAATTTTGCTGCTTATCGTCAAAGTGAGTTAGATACTGCTAGAGTATCTACATTCCAAGCAATGGAAGCGTTTCCCTATATATCAAAAAGATTCGCACTAGAAAGATTCTTAGGTCTTAGTGAAGAAGAAATTACTAAGAATGAGCAACTTTGGCGTGAAGAAAACAACAAAGATGAAGACCGCACACCTGAAGGTGGTGATTTAAGAAACATTGGAGTAAGCATAGGTGATATAGAATCTGATGAACAAACAGCAGATGATATAGAACAAGCACCGGCTGAAGGTGAAATGCCTGCAGGACCTGAAGTAGCTGGCCCTGTGCAATCAGCACCAGGCGCAATGCCTCCCGGTGGAGCAGGTGGCGGCGGTTTAACAGCATAAGATAAATAATTACATGAAGTTACTAGAAATGTTTGATCCGCCGGTTGAAGGTTATCAAGATGTTGATCAAGATAACAGTAAACCTATTTGGAAACAATCTAGAAAAACTAAACTTACATTAAAGCAAATAAGAAAATTAAGAAAAATGCTTGATGTAAGAAACTACGAAAAGAAACAACATCTAAAAAAAGTCCACGATCAATACGGACCTAAGGCAGAAGCAGCAGCTCCTACCCTATAATTTTGTATATATTTTACAAAAACGTAAAAAAACAGTAGTTAATAAGCTGTTTTTTGGTATACCCACTAAATAATTATTACAAAGCCATTTCACTTCAGGAGAACAATAATGGATCATAGAAAATTTGAACAACTTATTGATTTGATTATCAATGAGAATGAAGAACAAGCCCGTGAATTATTTCACGATATCGTAGTAGAAAAATCCCGTGAAATCTACGAATCTATCATGGACGACGAAATGATGGGTGAAGAAGGCATGGGAGGTCAAGTCGGCGATCTAATGGACGAAATCAGCGCAGAAGAAGCTGGTGGTATGACAGAAGATGAAGATGATATTGGATTCGATGACGAAGAAGAAGTCATTGACATTAGTTCTGACGATATGCATGATGAAGAAGCTGATGATGAAGTTGAAGATGCGGTTATTCGCATTGAAGACAAATTAGACCAGTTAATGGCTGATTTTGAAAAGATCATGGGCGGTGATGACGATGGTATGGGCGACGAAGAAGATTTCGGCGACGAAGAAGAAATGACGGGTGATGAAGAAGGCGAAGAAGAATTTGACGATGAAGAAGAAGGTGCTGAAGAAATGATGGAAGCAATTCAATTAAAGAATGTTCCAGGTCTTTACGGTTCTAAAATCGGCGGCGACAATGGCGCACAAACAAAGAGCCCAGGTCTACAAAACAGTGGACAAGCAGGAATGGACAGCAAGCCAGTAAAGTTCTCTGGTGCATCTGAGACAGTTCCAACAAGTCCTAAAGCTCCTAGCAACTACGGTTCTAAGGGTGAGACAACTGTAAAGGGTGCTGGTCAGTTTAAAAACACACCAGGACAAGATGCAGGCAAGTCATCATTCAAAGAAAAAGTTCCAGGTGGTTTTGGTCACAAGACCCCACAAGGTAAAGAAGCAGGCGCAGGTGGTTCTGTTAAACAGAACGACAAGAGCGTTGTAGAAAGCAGAAAACCTGCTAGAAGAAGAATCTAAGAGAATCTGAGAGAAATGGCTTATCTCAAAGAACATTTAACATTTGACCGCGCAGGAATGGTGGTCGAGTCGTTAGATGACGCTAACGGAAAGTCCCTATACATGAAGGGAATTTTCATTCAGGGCGGGGTTAAAAATGCTAATGAACGCATTTACCCCGTGGCTGAAATTGAAAATGCCGTGCAAACTCTTAATGAGCAAATTTCTGATGGTCATTCAGTGCTAGGTGAAGTAGATCACCCTGATGACCTCAAAATTAACTTAGACCGTGTATCACATATGATTACTAGTATGTGGATGGACGGAGCTAATGGATTCGGAAAACTAAAAATATTACCAACTCCAATGGGTCAGTTAGTAAAGACTATGTTGGAGAGTGGTGTGAAACTAGGCGTATCAAGTCGTGGATCAGGTAATGTAAACGACATGGACGGCAAAGTAAGTGACTTTGAAATAGTCACAGTAGATATTGTCGCTCAACCAAGCGCACCTAATGCATATCCAAAGGCAATTTATGAAGGCATAATGAACATGAAGCATGGTCATAGATTGTTGAGTATTGTAAAAGACGCTAAAGGCGACAAAAAAGTAGAGAAATTCTTGAAAGAGGAAGTCATACGCCTCATCAAGGATCTCAAAATTAAATAAGGGGATGTCCAATGACATTGGAAATAATCAAACCATTACTTGAGAGCGGACTTATTAATGAAGACGTAGGGCAACAGATTAATGAAGCCTGGGAATCCAAGTTGAATGAGGCTCGTGAACAGGTTCGTGCAGAACTTAGAGAAGAGTTTGCACAAAAGTATGAGCATGACAGAAGCGTTATGGTTGAAGCCCTTGATCGTATGGTAACAGACAATCTTTCAGAAGAAATTCAAGAATTTCATAACGAAAGAAAAGCAATGAACGAAGACCGTGTAAAAAGCCAAGTGAAACTTCGTGAAAGCGCATCAAAATTCAATGATTTCATGGTTACTAAACTAGCCGAAGAAATCAAAGAATTGCGTAGTGATCGCAAGATTCAGCAGGAAAGTCAGCAAAAGCTAGAGCAATTTATTGTTCATGCACTTGCCCGTGAAATCAAAGAATTCTCACAGGACAAGAAAGCAGTTGTTGAAGCTAAGGTTAAATTAGTTGCAGAAGGACGCAAACAACTTGAAACACTAAAGGCAAAATTTGTCACAGAAAGTGCTAAGAGAATGAATGCTGTTGTTACTAAACATCTTAAAGGTGAACTAAGCCAGCTTAAAGAAGATATTCAAGCCGCCCGTGAAAACAATTTCGGTCGCAGAATATTTGAATCGTTCGCTAGCGAGTTTTCAGTTACTCATTTAAATGAAAAAGCTGAGACACGCAAGTTAATGGCTGCGTTAAAAGAGAAAGATCAAAAACTAGCCGAGTCTATGAGTTTAATCTCACAGGCTAAACAGTTAGTTGAGAGCAAAGAGAAAGAAGTGCGTATTATCAAAGAGTCTAATCTTCGTGAAAAAACAATGAGTGATTTACTTGCTCCATTGAACGAAGAAAAGGCTAAGGTAATGCTATCTTTATTAGAAAGCGTTCAAACCCCAAGGTTACAGAATGCTTTTGAAAAGTATCTACCGGCTGTACTAAACAGTGGTTCTGAAAAGAAAGCTACTAAGCAGACAATTACAGAATCAAAAATGATTAGTGAAGTGACAGGTGATAAATCTGCCAAAAAAGATATTATTGATACCCAAGAGCGTGATAACGTGATTGATATCAAGCGTCTGGCAGGGCTTTAATTTAAGACATAGATTAGGAGAAAATAAAAATGTCAAAAGTTCTATTAGAAAGCCGT